GGCATAGATATAAGGGTAGATATATTTACTTTGATACTACCAAGCGTCGGATCAATATATTCAGAGATACTCACCGCCCCCGTGCCGGATAAATACTCGCCGCCGCTGCACTGTGCTCACCGCTGCTTCGGGAACTGGCATAGGGGGTCGGGAGATAATCTAGAAGTGAGAAACAAAAAAGCCCCAGCACGTCGAGCGTGCCGGGGAGAGCGGGGCGAGCGGGCAAGAAAAAACCCCCCGGGGGTCCGGGGGGTTCTGAGGGTCAGGGGGTCAGGAAAGTTCGGCGATGGTCTCTTCCATCAGTTCGATCACCCGGGGGGCGTCGAAGGTAACCTTGTCCGAATCGGCCTTCTTGATTCGGTCGATCATCTTCTTCAGTTCCTTCACCAGGGACTGATCGAGGGTGGACTTCGCCACCGGGCCGCGCCCCTCCGCGTCGTCTTCGTGCCTCTTGATGTACTTCAGGATAGTCGCCATCCGGCGCGGCACCTTGTCCACCCACGTGCGCCGAACGTCGCGCTGCTCTGGGGTCAGGGTCGAAACCCCTGCGCCCGTCGTGGCGACAAGTTTCTGGGCGTGCTTCGGGAACCCCTCCACGACCCACGCGCTGATCTTCGTGTAGGTTTCATTAAAAATATCCCTCTTCTTCGCATCCTTCCCCGTGGGTTCGAAATCCTTCGGGCGCACGCCGAGAATCCAGAGGATATCGGCGAGGGTCGTATACTTCTTCTCGATCTCGGTTTCGAGCCCGCCGACTCCGATGGTCAGTTCACGGGCTCGGTCCCACGTGGCCCCTTTCGGGGTTGCGTCTCCCTGGGGCTTTGTCGCCCTGGTGTTCCGGGGCTTCGGGGCTTTCGGGGTGACGCGGCCCGTGAGGGTTTCGACGGCCTGGGTGACAGCATTGGTCTGAGTAGCCATTTCAATCTCCATGTATCCGACCCCTAGGAGCGAGGGATCATGCGCCCTCGGGATTGCAGCCCCGAGTGAGTGAATCATGGCACAGCAAAAGATATTTTCCAGGGATAGCAGAATGATGCGACGCGATGTCGGAGCATTTCACCCCACCCGTACCCCAGCCCCCCAAAATGCGTTGGGACTCCGTGCGCCGCTAGGTGTTAATAATTTCCACCCGCAAAACCCTCCTACCCCCTTCTCCCTACATTTTTGTCAACTATTCCCCCAGACCCCACCCCCTCTTTATAGGAAACACCCCCCGTCAGGAGTCCCAACCTTCTTGCGTTTTCAAAAATTTATGTTATGTTTCGCGCCACGCCGCATAGCGGCTGCGTAAAACTTGCTGGCATGGCCGAAATACCCTGCACTCCAGACCTTGGAGTCCCGCTCGTCAAAGACCAACTTGCGTCTCCTGACTTGAGCGAGCGCATTTCCGCTGCCGCAACTACCATAGAACTGCTGGCAGACAGCGGTTTACCCCCCGAGGCGTTGCAAAACGAGGGGGAAGAAGCTGAAAACATCGAAGATTTGGCCCGTGCGTTCGCTCTGAACCCGGAAGAAGCCAACAAGATGGTCACCACGGCCAAGCTTTCGGCTTTGCGCCCTGCTGTAATTCAGCAGCTAGACGAGATTTTGAATGAGTTTAACCACGTAGTAGTGCGAAATGCGGTTCAAATCCGCACTTTTGTGACGAATAAGCTCATTTTAGAGGCTGTAAACCCCGATCCCAGGGTGCGTATACGCGCTTTGGAGCTTCTTGGAAAGATTTCTGACGTTGGACTGTTTGCTGAACGTTCGGAAGTGACTATCACGCATCGTTCTACGGACGATTTGAAGCAAACTTTGCGTGAAAAGCTCAACGCGTTGCGTTTGAAGGCGCTGACTGTGGACGCGCAGGACGTTACACCCGTGCAGGAGGTGCTGCCGGAGGTAGAGATCCCCGAAGGGGCGTTAGTCAACGACCTAGACGCCGAACTTGGCCTGAAATAGCCGATGAGCGCGGTTGCAGACTCCTACGAGGACCTGTCTGACGAGGATATTGACCTCCTCGTCTCTAATATAGACAGCTTCGACCATGATGAGCAGCAGGAGATCCTGCAGATTGCCGAGACGCTGGCCGCTCGGCGCATGGCGCAGCGGTGTCAGGATGATCTGATCGAGTTTTGCAAACACGTGCAGCCCGACTACAAGGTCGGGAAACATCACCGCATCCTGGCAAACATGCTGATGGACTTGGCCGAGGGGCGCAAGGACCGGGTGTGCGTGAATATCCCGCCTCGGCACGGGAAGAGCCAACTTGTATCTATTTACTTCCCCGCGTGGTTTATCGGTAGATATCCCACCAAGAAGATTCTGATGGTGTCACACACTGCCGACTTGGCGGTGGATTTTGGCCGCAAGGTGCGGAACATCATCGACACCGAGGCATACCGGCAGATTTTCCCGACGACAAGCCTTGCGCAGGATAGCAAGTCTGCAGGGCGATGGAACACCGCCGTGGGGGGTGAGTACTACGCCTGCGGCGTAGGGTCGGCCTTGGCTGGACGGGGTGCTGACTTGTTGCTGGTGGACGACCCCCATAACGAGCAGGACATCCTGAATGGTAATTTTGAGGTGTTCGACAAGGCGTACGACTGGTTCACCTACGGTGCCCGCACGCGTCTGATGCCGGGTGGACGGGTTGCCATCATCCAGACCCGGTGGCACTTGAACGACTTGACTGGACGCGTTACGCGCGACATGGCGCAAAACGAGTTTTCAGACCAGTACGAGGTCATTGAATTTCCGGCGTTGTTTGAGTCTTCTGATGGCTCACAGCGTGCGCTCTGGCCTGAGTTTTACGACGTTCCAGCACTGTTGCGCACAAAAGCGTCGATGCCGCTATTTCAGTGGAACGCGCAGTACCAGCAGAATCCCACGTCTGAAGAGGCCGCAGTTGTCCAGCGGGAGTGGTGGCGCGTCTGGGAGAAAGAGACCCCGCCCCCGTGCGACTACGTCATCATGACGTTGGATACCGCCTCAGAGATGCACAACCGTGCTGACTTCACGGCGCTGACTACGTGGGGTGTGTTCCTCAACGAAGAGGACGACTGCCACAACATCATCCTGCTGAACGCTATTAAAAAGCGTGTGGAGTTTCCAGAGTTAAAAGCCTTGGCACTGCAGGAGTACAAGGACTGGGAGCCCGACGCGTTCATAGTAGAAAAGAAGTCCAGCGGGACGGCCCTGTATCAAGAGCTACGCCGAGCGGGCCTGCCGGTGCAGGAGTACACGCCCCACCGTGGGTCGGGCGACAAGCTGGCGAGACTCAACGCCGTGACAGATATTGTCAAGTCAAAGCTCGTTTGGGTACCGCAGACACGCTGGGCAGAAGAAGTTGTAGAGGAGATTGCGGGATTCCCGTTCATGCCTCATGATGACTTGGTTGACGCGACCGTGATGGCACTCATGCGGTTCCGTCAAGGCGGGTTTGTGCGCCTGCCCACAGATCAACCGGATGACCCCCTGCCGTGGCGCTCCCCGCGCCGAGCGGCGTATTACTAATTAGGAGCCGAATATGGCGACCAACATCGACACCGCCCTCACTCCCTTGGACCCCTCGCTCCTGAGCGACGAGCCTGCCATCGAGATTGAGATCGAGAACCCTGACTCCGTCAGTATCGCTGCGGGTGGCGTTGAGATCGAGCTTGAGCCGGAGTCGGAGCTAGCCGACGAGTTTGGCGCAAACCTCGCTGAGTCCCTGGACGAATCCGTCCTTGAGACGGTTGCCAACGACTTGCTGGCCCTCGTTGAGGCGGATATCAACTCCCGCAAGGACTGGGTGGAGATGTACGTCAAGGGACTGGAAGTCCTGGGGATGAAGTATGAGGAGCGCACGGAGCCGTGGTCAGGTTCGTGCGGAGTCTTCAGCCCACTGCTGACAGAGGCGGCTGTCAGGTTCCAGTCAGAAATGATTACCGAGACTTTCCCCGCTCAGGGGCCGGTCAAGACGCAGATTATTGGTGCTGTTGACCGCCTGAAGGAAGAGGCGGCAGAGCGCGTGCGGGACGACATGAACTTCCGGCTGACGGAGGAGATGATCGAGTATCGCCCGGAGCATGAGCGGCTGCTGTTCAGCCTGGGTCTCGCGGGAGCCGCCTTCAAGAAGGTGTACTACGACCCGGCGCTTGGTCGTCAGGTAGCGATCTACATCCCGGCTGAAGACATCATCATTCCGTACGGAGCGTCGAGCATCTACGTCGCCGAGCGTGTGACCCACGTCATGCGCAAGACCAAGAATGAGATCAAGAAGTTGCAGGTCGAGGGGTTCTACAGGGATGTAGAACTAGGCGAGCCGACTCGGATTTTCACGGACATTGAGAAGAAAAAGGCAGAAGAGCAAGGGTATTCCCTTAATGACGACGAGCG